TCTGCTTTGTCTGCTCCTGATATTACTCGTCAGCGACTAGCAACAGAGGAACGCTTACGTGCTCAAGGTAGATTGGGTGTAAGTGGTGCTGCTTATGGTGGTTCTTCACCTGAACTGTTAGCACAAGAGCAAGCTATAGCACAGCAGCAACTACAACGTGAGTTAGCTTCTAGACAGGCTGCATTAGGCGAACGTGGTACACTATTGTCTCAGGGTGCTGCAGCACTAGCACCAGCAACATCGTTAGCTACCACAGCACAGCAAGCAGCACAGCAAGAATTTGATGCTAACCTTGCAAGACAAAACCTCCTTACTGGTATGCAGACTAAAGGTATTGAAGCTTCTGCAGTATTACAGCGTCAAGGTATCGCTGACATGCTATCAAGACAGTTAGCAGCTACTGCAGCAAGAGCAGGGGCTAACCAGCAACTAACACAGTCTTTGTTCGGGGGTGCAGCAACACCATCAACAAGCGGTAATAGTTTGTTTGGTACTATAGTAAATGCTGCTATCAAACCATAAGGAACAACAATGGCACAGCAACAAATGAGTTTATTCGGTCCTAGCTTGGCACAGGCTCAGGCTGGACTGATGCAAGAAGATGAAGCTATTACTTCGAAGCTTGCTCAGTTAACACCTGAGCAGCAGCTAACACGAGTAGCTCTGCAGGGTGGGAGACAGGCTGGTAGAGCCTTAGGTGGTTTGTTCGGTATCGAAGATCCTAGGCTTAAAGAGGCTGCACAGCAAGAAGCTATCTTCAAAGAACTAAAGGATAGTGGGGTAGACTTTAAAGACCCTGAGAAGCTCTACAGTGCTCTCAGTGATGCTTATCAAGCTAGAGGTATGGTTGACAAAGCTATCGTCACTGCTGCAAAGCTTGAGGATATTAAGTCTAGTAAGCTAAAGACAAGACTAACTGAAGCACAGATTAAGTCTGCAGAGGGTGTTGAGAGTAGAGCACAAGAGTCTGCTAAGATGGCTGCAGAACGCTATGATTATGAAAAAGGTCAGAGAGCGTTTGAAGAGGCTAAGAAACAGGTTGACTTTGTTAAATCTGTTCAGGATGTTACTACAAAAAGTATGCAAGCAGAGGCTGCTAAGATTGCATTGGATAAAGCTAAAGCTGAGTTGGAAGCAATGCCTGAAGGTTACCTTAAGAAACAGTTCGAACTAAAGCTTGAAAAGTTAGATGCTGACATCAAAGCTTCAAAGGCTTTAGCAACTTACCGTGAAAGACCACCTAGAGCAGATCAATTACGTAAGATGGCTGAAATACCTGTCAGAGATGATCTTGGTAATGTTGTCGGTAAGACGATTGTCTATAGCGATGGTACGCAAGAGACAGTGATGGGTAACCCACCTGCACAGGAAGATGTAGCAGCACAGACAGCACGTGGTGTTATCCCTGGCTCTACTGTCTCTATGGATCAATTGTTAGCAGAACGTAAGCGTAGGCAACAAGCAGCTGGAGCTAAATAATGGCACTCAGTCCTGAAGCACTTAAACTGCTATCAGACGCTGACTTAGATGCTTTAATAGCTGGTAATGTTTCTAAAGTATCTGATCAAGCATTAGATTTCTTAACAGGTAACATAGGTGCTGGAGAAGCCTTTATAAGAAACGTAGAACGTGGTATAACCGCATCAATGCGTGGAGCAGGTCAGCTAGTTAGACAAGCTGCTCCATCAGCCTTCGAACAAACTGTAGCTCCTTCCTCTCCTGAAGAAGTACAGCTACCACAGTTTACAGAGACACCAGACATTGAACGTGAACGTGCTGCTAGGATGGCTAGAGAAGTACGTCCTGTAGCAGGTTATGGTGGTCTTATCACTGGTGCTGTAGCTGATCCTCTAAACTTAGTACCTGTAGCTAGAGCAACTAACGTAGCTAGAGGTATTGCTGGCGGTGCTACAGCAGGCGGATTAGCTGGTGCATTAGAACCTACCTTCCAAGAGTTTGGAGATTCTAGACTACAGAACATCGCTGTCGGTACTGCCTTTGGTGGGGCTGTAGGTGGCTTAATTGGTAAGTTCTTTGGTAAAGAGCTTGACAATATTTCTAAAGGTGCTAGGACTATTGACGAACCTACACCAACACCAACCCCTGAAGTACCACCAACAGCAGCAACCATTGAATCTCCTGAAGTACAACGTATCCTTGATGAGCTAGGATCTACAGGTGCAGTGCCTAGACAGGCTGCGCTGTTGACAGAGCAACCACCAAGGATGGGTCTTGCTGAAATCATGCAGCGAGAACAAGCTAGGATGTTCCCTGAAGAGGTGCAACCAGAGGCTGCTCTACTGAGAGAAACACCAACAGAAGAGCCTACAGGTCTTGCTAGAGTTATGCAGATGGAACAGCAAAGACTAGCTCCTGAAGAAGCTCCTCAGCAAGCTGCACTGTTAACACCGAGTAAAAGAACTGATGATTACTTCCTGCAGACAGCAAAGGTTGCTGATGAAGGATTAACAACACCAAAAGTACAGCAATTAGCTAGTCAAACAGGACAGGATGTGCGCACTGTATTAAAGGATATCCAAGCAAGTGATGATGTCCTTAAAGCCTTGGATGAAGCACAGCTACCGCAACTACCTAAAACCTTTGATGAAGCGTTGGATGTACTAGAGAATACACCATCACTAAGGAGAATACTCGATGCGTGTCTGTAATGCAGAAGCTGTTGTAAGGGCTGTTGTACCACGCTATAAGTGGCAAGACTTGTCCGATGCACAGCGTCAGAAAGTATTTAGATTAGGTCCAGAAGCCTCTAAACATATTATGGAGCGTGGCGACACCCTTGATGGGTTAACCATGAAGGATGTTTATGACAGCATAGGCGAACAATTCCAACAGCGTATGACTGCTGCATCAAGGAATGTTGTACCTGATGCTAAAGTTATTGAAAGTGTTGACAAGTTACTGGCCAATAAAGGTGTTGGGTTTGCTGGTGACTGGGTGAAATCAGCATGGACTAAAGGTAAAGCGTTCAATGCTGAAGAATTAGAAGTAGCCTCTAGAGGGTTCTCTCATGCTGTTAATACCGCTAACGATACTGCCTTGTTAAAGCTTGTAGAGAGTGGTGATGAAGCTGCTTTAGCTACTTTGGTACAGGCACAGAATGATATCGTAGCTTTACGTGCTGCCTTAGAAGGTGCAGGCTCTGAAGTAGGTAGAGCACTACGCTATATTCAGAATATACAGAAAGCACAGCGAGAGAATAAACTTATTAACAGTGTCTTTGGGGTAGGTCCATGCTAAAGGTTAGTGATAATTGTAAGAAGTTTCTTCAAGACTTCGCTAAGATGCAGTTAGACGCTAAAGCCTCTGGTCTAACAAGTGAAGTTAATAAGTTGTCTGCTGATGTAGTTAAGCTTGTATCTACTAATCCTTCCTATGCTAGAAAGATGCAAGAGTATTACGTCAATAGTCTTATCTCTGGTTTAGGCACACCTGTAGTTAACGTCTATTCTGCATTCTTTAAAGGTGCTATTGCTCCATGGGAAAGGATGATTGAGTCTGTTGTCGAACGTGGTGCTCAAGGTAAAACCATTAGAGAAGGTTTATCAATGTTCCCTGCTTTAGCGACATCATTCGCTGAAGCGTGGAGATTTGCTGGTAGAGGTTTCTTAAACGGAGCACCATTAGATCTAACCTATGCTGTTGGGTCTAAAGATGTTAATCAATTCTTAGAGAACTTTAGAACCAAAGCCATTGGTGTTGGTAAGATCACTCAGAATGCTGATGGTACGGTTAGCTATATTGAGCCATCAAAAGCTGCTGAAAGCTTAGGTGAACTTGTTCGTGTTCCGACACGAGTATCTGTAGCAGTGGATGAGTTCTCTAAAGCATTCTTCCGTAGGATGGAGATCAATGCACTGAAGTATCGTTATGCTTATGGTATGTCCGATGATCAATTCCGTAAGCTTAACATGCGTGATAATCCTGATGCAACACCAGAAGAGATCGCTGCTGCTAGGCAAGAACTTGTATCAAAGCTTCAAGCCATTGACTTCCAGGATGAGAACTGGATAACAAAGATGAGGATGGCTGGTCTTGAGCGTGAGGCTGCTAGCATTGCTCAGTTTGCTAAAGAGAATACTTTTCAAGCAGATCTAGGTAATGTAGGTAGAACACTAACAAGTCTTAGAAATCAATATCCATTACTATCGTTTGTTGTTCCTTTTATTAAGACACCTATCAACATCACTAAAGACTTCTTTAGATATACACCAGGAAGTGCATTAGCTTATGCTGGTACAGATAAGATGTCTAACGTAACCGCTAAGAACCTTATAGGTCTAGCTACAGTTACTAGCATTATAGGTTTACATGAATCTGATCTAATAACTGGACACCATAACGATAAAGAAAGAGCGTCTAAAGAGGCTGCTGGTATACCTGAGATGTCAATCAAGATAGGTGATACATGGTATGACTATTCAAGGATTGAGCCAGTATCATCAGTTTTAGGATTTACATTGGATGTAATGAGTCGTTATAAAGACCTAGTCAGAGATGGTAAAGATAAAGAAGCAGACAAACTAGCTTCTGGTTTCATGACTGTTATGAAGGATAACTTAGTTGAAAAGACATTCTTGGCTGGTATTGCTAACTTTGTTATGGCTGCTACTGATGCAGAGCGTTACGGTCCTCAATTACTAAACAACACAGTCGGTTCTTTAGTACCCGCTATTGTGGGCTCTGCAGCCCGTCTACAAGACCCTGTCAATAAAGAAGTAGATAGTGCTGTAGCTGCTCTTATGAATCGTATCCCAGGGCTTAGAGAAGACTTACCAACGAAGTTTAACATACTAGGTAAACCAGCAACTGTAGCACCAGGACAGGTTCTAGGATTGGCTGCTAGAGAGGCAGAACAGACTGCAGCACAGAGGTTGTTAGATAACCCTTACATTGAGCTTAAACCAGTCTCTAAACGATTGTATGGTATGGAGTTAGACGGTGAACAGCTTAGTCGTTTACGTCAGCTTACTGGTGAATCTGTTGATAAAGCATTGACATCTAGAGCTGATGCGCTTAACCGTATTGAAGATCCTAGGGTTAGAGCGGACAGGATTAAACGTCTTGTTGAGAAAGCCAGAGAGCAAGGTCGTGGTCAATTCCTTAGAGAGAACATCAAAGATCCTGAGTTTAGAGATGCTTATCGTAAGTATCGACTAGAAAACAGAGGTGTCTTTACTGAAGAGTTACCTAAGTTTGATGTAGGGAGGTAGTAATGTTTGAACTCATTGGTGCTCTTATCGGTGGTGTATTCAGGTTAGCCCCTGAAGTACTGAAGATCTTAGATCGTAAGTTTGAAAGAGAACATGAGCTAAAGAAGTTAGATGTTGAAGTATCTATTGCTAAGATGCAAGCAGAGTTTGCTCTACAGCAGGGGCATCAGCGTCTACAAGAGCATGAATTAGATGCTATCGGTGAAGCATTCAAACAACAAGCAGAATCTGATGGTAAGGCTTGGAAGTGGGTAGCATCGCTGTCAGCACTAGTTAGACCTGCAGTGACCTACTGGTTTGTAGGTTTCTATTCCATCGTCAAAGCTGCTGGACTCTACCTAGCTTTCCTTCAGAATGGTTCATGGACATCAGTGCTTATGTCAGGATGGACAGACTTTGATGAAGGTATGCTGTCTTTGATCCTAACCTTTTGGTTCGTTGGAAGAGTATGGGAATCAAAGAAGTAATCTCAATCGCTGAACCATTGATTAAGAGATTCGAAGGATGGAGAAGTAAACCTTATCTCTGTGGTGCTAACGTACCCACCATAGGTTGGGGATCTACGATGTACGAGAATGGAGATAAGGTTACCTTAGATGATCCTGAGATCACAAAAGAAAGAGGACAGGAATTATTCGAACTTCATGCAGAGAGGTTCCTACTTCAAGTCTATAAAGCCTGTCCAGTGTTGACGAAACACGATAATAAAGCTGCTGCAATCCTTAGTTGGACTTATAATCTAGGACCAGCTAGGTTGAGAGCATCCACGATGCGAACAAGGATAAACCAAGAGCGATGGGTGGAAGCTGTTCAAGAACTAAAGCGTTGGAATCTTGAAGCAGGTAAAGTAACCAGAGGCTTGATTCTTCGTCGTGAAGCTGAGGCATCACTCTTCCTTAGCCCAACCAACAACAAAACTGAAGATAGCAATATTAATAAAGACAAAGAACCCTTCGAGAAAAGCCTCATCTCCGTACTCGTCAGTTACGACAAAATCATCAGAGTAGCAGATACCCAACATAAACCCTGACAGAAACGACCAACCCCATATATTCGGCATAGTTTTCCTTAGTGACCGTTCGCCCTCCTTTGATGGAGGGCTTTTTTTATCTAGATCTCACAGACTCCAGCAACACAGGCCAATTGCTGTGCGCCTTCGACGTTATCATCTACTTCCTTAAGATCATCCCAGTTAATGTTGGTAGGCATCTTAGCTAAGAGATCATTGTACTCTTGTTCAGTACATGTCTCATAAGGAGCCTGCCTATATGTACCACCATCCATAGGTAAGAATGATACACCAGTACAGATATCAAAGTTCCTGTACACCCAAGCCCCTACAGTAGGCCAATCTTCTTCGTTCACTGAGATAGTCACTGAAGGCTTATGTTCGCACCAATTAAGCTGATAGATCTTCCATAGGTTTAAGTGTTCAATAGAAGATACATCATCCCTAGTTACTGCAGCATCAGGAGCCTTCATAGGAAATGAGAACACTGTTGTACTATCTGGTCTCATCACACAAGGCTCATTAGGGATACCCTGGCTAATCATAAACGCTGTAAGAGGATCTTTTTTATCCGATCTAACACGTCTAATGTAATACGCAGCATGTTGTGGGTGAATTCCACTAGCAGTGCCACACAACTGAGACACAGTACCAGAAGGCTTAACGCAAGTGATCGCAGCAGAGACGGGAATGCCCAGAGCACTCGCTGTAACTTCATTCGCAGTGACTGCTTCATGCTTAAGATCCTGTAGTCTTAATGGTAATTGAATATCATTAGGATCATTCAACAACGGATTGTCATAGATCCCTGTCAATGATACACCTAATAAACGCTCTTCAGCGGTGTTCTTTTCCCAGATCTTACGCAGATAAGGGAAGTCAGTCATTGTGCTCTGCCAAGTGCCTAGAATCGATGCTACACGTACTTTGTAGCGTAGATCTTCAATGGTATCTGTAGCTCTGACAATGACCTCAGTGAGGTTACAGAACTGGTATGGACGTAGAATGATCTCGCTGCAGGGATTCGTACCAAAGTCATGATTAGGATCTCTACGACCATTGATAGCAGCTTGTTTCTGTGATGCTTCTCTGTTGAAGATACCACGCTCACCAGAATGACTCTCATAGACTGAGCACCATTCACGCATGAATTGGCCCACTGAAGGCTTCGTATCATACACAGCAGAGTTGTTCGCTAAGCTACGTTGTCCTTGTTGTTCCCACCAAGCACCGGCTTTAGCGTGTGCCATACGATCATCACTTAGATCGCTTAAAGATATCATCGCAGATCGTCGCACACCACCCACAACAACAACTTCCCCGATCTTGCACAGAATATCATGGCATTCAATGGACGACAGACGACGATTTTTGGCCGACTGGAACTTCCTAATAACAAACTTGAATAGTTCAACGAGGGGTTCTGGGCCAGAAGCTCTGCCTCCAAAGGTCTTAAGTCTTGCCCCAGCAGGTCTAACTTTGGAGACATCCCATTTTGCAATCTCTCCAGCATAGAGTAAAGCAATGAGTTGTCGTAGTGCTTTAGCCCAGCCCTCTTTGCTGTCGGATACCACGATAGTAGTTTTACTATCGAATAACTGATCAGGGACTTCAGGTAATTGATTGACATACTTAGACTCTACAGAGAAACCGACACCAGTGCCACATAAAAGGATGTACATTGCTTCATCGAATGACTTAGGATCATCGATGGGTAGATACGAACAATTATATCCTGCAATGTTCTGACGCTCTAGTGCTTCACCAGCAGTCATCATACACCGCATCGAAGGCATAACATCCAGGTTTACAATAGCCTTGTGTACAGTCTTATAGATATGCTGAGGAATCTCATACTTATGCTTCTTCAGTAACTGCTTTTGCATAAAAGCCATGTAGCGATCTACAGTTTCGCCCCAGTTCTCTCTACGTCCTTGTTCGTCAAGAAACCTACTGTAGCGGCTCTTGTGGATAAATGCTTGGTAGTTATTCAACTTCATTGATCTTCCTCTTCGGTATCATCTAGTTCGTCAACTAAAACATCAAACATGGCTTCGATTCTGTCCTCAAACCTATCAACCAAGTCTTCTGCTGTTATGTTAAGTATCTCAAGTAGAGATATCTCATCTAGTCTTTTTAGTTTATCAAACAAGTCCAGAATCGTCAAAGCCATAATTACTCCTTGTAGTACTTTTTCTTTACTAAGTCATAGTTCTCAATCAAATACTCCAGATAGTGTACTGCTTTCTGTAGATCTTCTTTACCATTCTTACGATGGAATCGTTGAATGTACTTAACAACATTAGCTGACCAAGGGTCTAAACTCCATGCACTAATGACATCCCAAGGCTGTAGTGTTGTCTGCTTATAGTGATCACCTCCAACCTGTTTAGCTTGGTTTGAGTATTTCGGTAGCAAGTTTTTCTCCTCTACGTTGTTGTTGCCAGCCACCACAGTCTTGACACTGGTATCGCTGGTACTTTCCCGTGGCAGTAGTGCTGTACCCCCTCCGCTGTAGACTGTAGCTCCCGCACCGTGTGCAGCCTGTGTAGTCGTTACCAATACTGACGTTTGGGTGGGTTCGAATCCAGGGAAGAAATCGCTCATAGACCTTCTCCAGTAGGATAACATCCTGTTTGTTGTACTGCTCCATCACTGTCCAGGCTTCTTTGTCTCTGTTCATACACTTAATCCAGAGTTCAAAGCCTTCATGCTTAGTCTTCTGTCCTAGTCCTAATGCTCTAGCAACATAGTCTAGCTTATTACTAGGGAATCTAAACTCTTTTCTAGAAGTCTTTAGTAAGTCAATCTGATGATACGGTGATGGTGGTGGCATTCCTGCTTCTAAGAACTCCTTGTTGAGTGTCGGTATATCAAACCTAGTACCGTTGTAATGTATCACTGCATCACACTCGTCAAGTAAACTATGGATCTTCTTTAGCATCGTCTTCTTACCATTTAAGATGCTACTGAACATCACATGATCACCACCATACCACTTAGCTGCCCAACACAGAACACTACTGCTGTCTACGATCTGACTGATGCTGATGTTTTGCTTAAACAAACCCCAGACATACGCAGTGTTAGGTGCTGATTCGATATCAAGTAGCAGGATTCTCATCAGCGTCTGAGTCTGTTTCGTAGTTTGTAAGATCATCGTGTCCGAAGATGTTAACGATCTTGTCAAACTGCTTAACGAATACTTTCTCTTTGACATCGTAACCGTAGTAAGCACCGATAGCTTCACAAGCTGTCTCTAACAACTTAGGCCAAGCAATACCACTATCAAAGGTAACATTGATATCAACCATGTGGTCTAATGGGAAACCATGATCAGCATGGTACTGCTGTACTTCTTCGTTATCTACTGCCATTAGCGACACATGAAAACTAATTTTACTATCACTCATCTTCATCTCCATTCATTAGGGCATCCCAGGCATTAGGGAATACTTCAGAGCAGACTCGGCAGATGTTCTCTGCAACGATCCTTGTCTCTGCTTGGGCTTCCTTTGCTAACCTTAATTGACATACTCTAGCAAAGGCGTAAAGGCTCCCACTCCAATACCATTCAGTCATCATGGATTGGGGGAGAATCATCCTAGCTTGCTCAGGGCAAATACCTTCCTTAAGCATCAGCTCATACAATGTTACCATATAAGCAGTGTACTTGTCAACTGTTTCATTCCAGTCTGTGAAACTTTGTACAGGCTCTGATGAACTACCTTGCTTGACATTGGGTGCTTTACGTCTGAAATAAGTAGGCTGATAGAACTCTGGTGAGCTATCAACATAGCGTCTACTGACTTCATTCCAGGCTAACCCTACCGTATGCTTCATCAACTGCCTAGCTACGAATATAGGTGCTTTAACCCTGAACTGGATAAAGCAATGACTGAAGGGACTCCAATGGTTATGTTTAGCTAGATACTTAATCAGCTTGACATCTTTAGGATCTAACACAGGTAAAGGGAAGTAATGGTTACTTTGCTCTGTGTCAAACCAATCAGTAGCCTCTGACTCTTTATCGAAGCTAACACGAGCAGCATTGACAACTGTTAAGTCATCGCCCATGTGGTTTAGGTAATCAACCTTTATGTTTGCCATAGACTTTTCTCAATGTGGTTGCTAGTTTACTTTGCTCTACAGTCTTCTGTCGTTGCTGGATCTCATACAACTTAGCCTTTGATGCTAGCTCTATGAAGTGATCAAGATCAACAACAGCTAAAGGTGTAGATCTATTCTGCTTCAGAACCAGTAAAGGCTCTGTTTCTTTTCCTTCACAGTGCCGTATTGCTTGTTCGTAGTCGTTGAAGATAGCGATTCTTGCTCTGTTCTTGCATTCGATGCCGTAACGGAATCTCTCCAAAGCATTCGACGAGAGCCAGACATCCTCGCCCTGTGTACCCATTGGTGTGCTTTTGCAGTCATGTTCGCTCAGATTAAAAGTATCTCTTAGTTTCTCAACTACTAGCTTTTGCAGTAGTCTTCCTTTGTTTTTTGCGCTTGAAGGCTTCAATATCGATCTCCGTCCATTGACTAATCCATGCTTTAGGAATGATCATCAATCCATTACACTCATCATCATGTATGGTGGCTGCGATGTGTACACAATCATTGTTCTCAAACGTCATGAACCCTATTGCTTTACACTTTGCAGTATCACCAACACCCTTCTTAGACCATCCTGAGCTGGCTACTGCATCAACCCATTCTAAGTAAACTATTGTGTCGGTGGTTGCCATAGCTCATCTTCCTGTCGTCTAATCCATAACAATTGACCATTCTCTATTACACGTTCTTGATTGTTATCGTAAGCCTTCAGCACAGCTTCATACATCTTTAGCTCTGTCTCAGCTTCAGCAAGGATCTTATCTGCTTTCTTAGGACCGATACCACGTAAGCCTTCGATGTTATCTACCTTATCTCCAGTAAGGATTTGTCGGTAGAAGTTTTTAATAGCTTCTTTGTCGTCGATGTAATAACTCTCTTTCTTGACTGGGTTGTAGTGATAACCAGGAATCATGTCTAAGTCTTTGTCAATGGTAACGATTACCGATTTGTCTCGTAAGCTCGTGGCATGGATTCCAATAGCATCATCAGCCTCTTGTCCGTCGACCACTCTGAAGTCCCAAGCAGTATGCAGGTACTCACGAAGGCGAGGAAGATGAATGGGCCTAGCTGCATCTTTTCTGTTTCCTTTGTAGGGTTGTGTCTTAGCAATGTCATACCTAAAGTTCTTAGATCCTGTTAGGTAGCCGACACAATCATCAGAAGAGAGGTCTATAAAGACCAGCTCTTCCAACAACTCTGCCATGGTTTTGATGGCTACAGCCTCAGTCTCTTCATTGCAGGCAAAGCCTACTCTGTAGCAGAGGATGTCACCATCAATGATTGGCAGTTTAGAGGACATCTTCCTCTTCCTCCTCCATCTTTGGAGCAGAGTTATAGGTAACGAGATCAGTGATCACAAGCTTCTTCAGCGAAGGCGATACACCTTTCTTGTTCTTAAAGGTCCAAGAGTAAGCACCTAAGACACACACAGCCTTGGTTCCATTACCAACATGTGCTAAGACTTCATCACCATTCTTATCCAATGGTTTGATGGTATGGTTACTCTTAGCAGTGATGAAGAAACCTTTACCTTCTTTATTACGAACAGTGATACCCATATCCTCTAAAGCCCTTACAGC